TATTCTTGCATCCAACCATAAGAAAGTGCTTCCCAAAAATCATCTGGAAAGTGCTCAATAGTATCATAACTATCCAAAGCATACCAGAAGTTATGGAAACCATCAAGGAAGAGTTCCCATCTTGTTGGTTCTTCAAATCTCACGGGGTTTCATCACTCCAGTAATACTTCAGTTTATCACCATCAGCAGAAATATTCAAGTGATAGATTTTATCACTTTCAGTGTACACACCAATCCAAAGTGTTCTCTCATTCATGCTTTCTAGATGAAACATCTGAATGTCTTGAAGCACAATCTCATCGGGGTTTTCAGCAAATCTGCTCATCTCAAACTATCCAATACTTGAATAACAAAGGCAATACTATCAGCATATTCTCTACCATCTTGTCCACCCTGAACAATCCACCAAATCTCCTGAATACCTGCTTCTACTCGTTCTTCACGGGTCATTTCTGAAAGTGGTTTTGGTGGTTCTGGTTTATAGTTGTCCATTGCTGTTTTAGTAGCATCCAAAACTTTCTGATAATCTTCATCAGAAACTTTTGCATTGATTGCTTCATTACTCTCAATCTCAGCAAGTTGTTTGAGACCATCACCATTCTCATCATACAGTTTTTCAACTGCTTTCAATGCTGCTTCCCGTCGTGCTGCCTCTTCTAACATTTCTTCGTGGTTCATAAGTTGTCGGATTTTCTCCTTTCCGTATTGTGTGAGTTCTTGTTTCTTGGTGCGGAGTTCTTGGACTTCTTCATCAGTGAGCCCAATCACCCAAGGCATATCTTCACTCATAAGTCTCACCCATACTCTCTAAAATACTACGAGCAAAGGAAACTAAACCGTATTTACTACCATCATCAAATGTCGCATCATGATCGTCTGAATAGTAATACAGATCATCTCCTTTTCGTCCATCATAACAATGTTTATCTTTAGCAAGAATCTTCAGTTCTTTGAGTAGAAATGTAAGTTTTTGTTCAGAAGTCATACTTTGCCTCCACTTCCTTTACATATTTCAGGAAATAATCATCGCCATGGTCACCACTATACAAATAGTCGATGTGACGCATGATCTCTGACATCTTACGCATTTTGGGTAGTTGCTCTTTCAGATACTCAATCACTTCTGGTTCGTGGTTGGGATACCATTCTTCACCATAAGTGCGGTCTTCTTGCCTAGCTCTACCATTATTGCCAATCTCTGCTTCTAATTCATCAGCAAATTGTGATACCTTGTAGTAATCATAACCACAACCACCAAAATGTCCGCCGCTCATCGTTGTGCCTCTATGATAGATTTGATTTGTAACAGATCATCTAGACGTTGCTTTGCTTCATCATACTCCTCACAGAAGTAATCGTATCGTGATGTATGCTCTTCGTCATCAGCATAATTCATCTCTTCACGGATTTCCCATTCAATATCAGAACACCTTGCTCGGGTGTCGTCAATGAAGTATTCTAGAGTATCAATCAAGCTCATTCTTCTTCCTCTTCTTCATAAGGGAACATAACATCATACTCCTCGTCTGTCAAGGTAAGATACTGAACATCGGCATTCTTGTGCTCTTCGGCATACACTAACTGGTAGTGTGCGAAAGAAGCAGGGTCAGAACTAGCATATTCTAGCAGACCATCAACAAAACAAAGGTAGTTCATAATACTTCCCAATCACATTCCCAGTTACAATCGTTGCTTACATTGACCCAGAAGAAGTATTTTTGGTTCTCACTGGCGAGAAACAGCATACCATCACCTTTGTCCTGCTCTACAATACAGATAGGGTTGTTGTCCATTGTATTACAGAGGCGGTTCTTTGCCTTGCTGCTTTTCGGTTTTACAGTCACTCTTCGCATTTGAGGCTCACCCGTGGTGGAATGTCCATAAGTTCATCATACAGCATCTTGGCAAACCCATAGTGGGGTCGTATGCCAGTTTCAATACTGGTTGAGGTAGCAACCGTCCACATAATATCAAGGGTTCTTTTATCAGGTAGTTTCTTCATTTTCTTCATCAGTCAGGACAGTTCCCATAGGACCTTTTTTCAGTCGTTCCCACTCTTCTTCTGCTTGTTTCCAATCCTCAAACTTACCTTTCAAATCTTCTGCGAGAGTGAGTTCGAACTCTTCTGCAACCTTACGCATATCTTCTTCTTTTCGGTGTTCACCGAATGCAATACCACAAGCACCTTTCATAATGTTGATGTCATCATGACCCATTGCACGGGCAACAGTTGCGAAAAAGTTAAACAATTGATAAGTGTTAAGGTCTTCGGCAGGAATCTGAAAAGTATAATGCTCTTCAGGGAGCATCATATCATCAAACCCACTGCTGTAATGGGTGGAGGTCCATTCAGTATCAAAAGAAACTTTGAGAGTTGCCTTGTAAGTCATGGGTCTGTTTTGAATATACTCATTATAGGGGTAGTTCCACCCATTTTAGGGGTGGGTGTGCCAGTTAGTCAAGTGTCATCGTCTTCTAACAATTCTTCCAGTTCTTTCATAACATCTTCCAAAGGATATGTCTTTACTTTACCAGCATCAATATCTTCCACCATTTGTTGTAAGTACTCAAGAAACTCTTTGGGTAGAGTATCATCATCACCTAAAGAACCCCAGAACCAACTCACACATTCTTCATAGGGGTCATCATACCACATCAGGGCATAGTCCTTATAGTTTCCCGTCATCAGGTCTGCCCAGATACGGAACGACCCACGAATACTCTGCCATCCAGTCATCCAGCAGTGACCGATATAATACTCAAACCAGTTCATTTTTCACCTGGTTGAACATAAAACAACTCATCACGCCAGTTGCGACCAGCAATATCAAAACTGAAACCTAACTTACCTACAGAAAGAAGGAAAGAGAACAACCGACCATATCCCATAGAGATTTGTAAATAAGGCCATTCTATCCATTTACCATACTCACCAAAGTCAATTGCGACTTGAAGAAGTGCATATCGTTCAGTTAGAAAGAGAAAAAGGTAAAACTCTTTACCGTAGTCTTCTCTGACTCCCCACTTTGCGACTTGAAATAGTTTCATTTTTTTAGTTTGTATGCGATAGTAACTCTTAAATCAGTGAAGTTTTTAGATGGTGACTTACCACAGTGTAACCAGTTAGATGGGAACATTATAGCACTATTTGGCATTGGATGTATAGTGCTTATCACACCATCAGGATCAAGAATGACCGTTTCACCACCCCAGGATAAATTCCAATTTCTCATTGGGTAATAAAGAAAAGTATATGCATTATCATCTTGATCATCGATATGGAATTCACCATCCAACCCAAATGTTTGACCATTTGCATAGACTCTCTCAATAGAAAGATCTTCACCAATATGAGTTTTGATTTTTGAGAATAGATCCTCAGTGAAAAAAGAATGATCCTCTAGATTCATGTACCAGAAAAAATTCTTAGAGTCTGGATTACTCAAGTGCCAGAACTCCCAATTAGGTTGGGTCAAATAATTCCAAATATTATCTACTTGCTTTTTATCAAATATATCAAGGTATTGACTAATCACGTTGTCTCCAATCATCTGGTTTATCTTCTGCCCACCAGTCTACCATATCATCGACACTTTCAAAACTTCTTTTACCGAAACGTTCGTGTCCAGTGCCACCGATGTCAAGTTGATTCAAAAAATCGTCTAGATCTCCTTCTTGCATATCAGGATTTTCTGCTTTTCTTCTTGCCTGACGAAGTATTGTTGCTGCTGATCGATTTACTTTGGCAAGTTTTTCTGCCCAAATCATATCTTCTAAACTTACTTCTTTACCCCCTACAATGTTTTCACATATTGATTCAAGACGTAGGCGATATTGTGTCGAAAGCATATCATTCTCCAGATATAACTTATTTATTTTTGGATTCTAACTCCTTCATCAACTCTTTGGCAAGTCTATTTGATCTTCTCCACATAGAATATCTTGCCCATGGTGTTTTTGGATTATGAATTGCCCACCAACGAAAGATTGCAAATTGATTCTGTATAATTTTTGTAATATAAAAGAATGCTTTTGCAATACTTTCGTCTGTGACAATCAAATAGGCGACACAGGAAAAGATAATCAGATAGACATACTGTGTGGTCATCGCCTTATTGTTTTGAGGTATTCCAGAACATGCTCACGAACATCCATCAGTTCATTATAGCACTTCTGGTTGTGAGCACATTGCCTTAGTTCATGGTCTGGTTTGTGTACACTTTCGATAAACAAGTCCAATCCTCGATTCCACTTAACGTCAGGTGTTTCGTCCATAATCTACAATGTGATTGTACTATTTAACCAAAAAATTGATCGACAGTTGTACTTGCTTTTTTAGATGCCTTAATCTGCTTTAGGATATAAGATTTGGCAGCCGTGTAATTACTAGCAGTATGAACTTGCTGCCCATTATGAATGATAATGAATTTTTTACCCGTCCAAGGGACAGCAGCCCACATACCATCTTTGGTTACATAACCATTAGGATCTCCAGGTACATTATTCAAAATGCCTTCGTTTTGAATGTTCATACCGCAGTCACACTGACAACTTTAGCAGTTGGATTTCGTGCCAGAGCAGTACGCTTAGCATCCTGATAATCCCGTGCTTCGACGTGCTCATAGAACACTTTACCAGCAACATACAATTCAACTTTGCAACGCATTGGTTTTCTCCTTAATATCAAAAATTGAGATGATTATCGATTGCAGATTGAATCTGCTCAGAAAGTTGTGTTGGGGGAAGAATGGGAGTTACTTCACCGATGTCACACTTGTAGTAATCACCAAGACCAAACTTGGCAAACACTCCATCACCATCAGCAAAATAACGACTCCGTGCCACATCATCCTCAACAACAATGACTTGATAAGTCGTGAGGCATAGAACGATTGCAACGTCGAAGGTTTGATCGTTCTTGAAGTCTTCCAGAGTCTTTTTGTTACCCTGAAAGTTCTTCATCTTTATGACTTGAGTTTGGTGTGGTGTGCGTTTGTAGAACAGATTTTGACGCATTTTCAATTCTACTTTCAAACCACCATACACAAAGTCATATCCAATTTGATCAACACGTTCCAAGTCAGAAAACTTGGCAAGTGCCTTTTCAATTGTAGTTGATTTTGTAAAGTTGTCTGCCCTAGAGGTGAATCCAGAATCATCGTAGGTAGAACGAACAACTCCAAAAACTTTGTTCCAGTTGACACCTGTTTCTAGGTGATCA